CTCTTCCTTCCTCCACTTACCAGATTCATCTGAAAGCCGAGGGAGATTTAGATATGCCTTGCACTGGTATGTCATCAGCAGCCAAAGATGAGATTGAAGTTACACCATCGCTTCGTCCCGCCGCAGCCTCAACGCCGTTATCACTGGTACGTGAAGACGAGCTACTACAGGGGAAACACCACCGTGAGCGTGGTGAACGGCCGGACAACGCAGTTAAGTGGAACCTCTCTTTCTTTCAATGGCACTGCTTCATGCTCCCACGTCTTAGCATCGCTGAGAGCGGGGGGCACGAAAGAGTTGCGCTCGGGCCAGAGCAGACTCCGTTCGACAACATGGACGGGTTATTGTCTGTCGCTGCGCCCGATGGTCACAAGCCTTGCGAATTTCCGTCGTTTGCCAAGGTACGCAGCTTAATCGAAGGTCAGGTGGCCCCACTTTTGGAGGGGCTACTTGTCCATGACGAACGCCAGGCCCAAGAGGAACAGCTTCTACTGCAGGATGCCTTACGGGTCCCATGGCTCCGCATGCTGGCCAAGATTGCATCACGCGATATTATCGCGTGCTGCATTCCTGTGAGCGGGCTAGCGGGAAAGTGGCTCGCACAAGAGCTGCAATATATCAAACACAGTCCGGTGCAGAGCGCCACCTGGCACGGCAAAACCAGGTGGTGGCTCTCAGACAGGGCTACGGAAATCACCGGCGAGGATCGCGTTTTGCGACTGGTTGACCGTGTGATACGAGAGGAGAAGGTTACCCACGCCTTCGACGCCACAGCGCGCAAGAAACCACCGAAGGGACAGCGCCACCACGACCCTTCGATCTTTCGCAATTTGGCACAGTCCTTCGCCCCCCCTCGGGCAACGTTGAAGGACATCGAGGCAACACAGAGTGACCATCCGATAGCGGGTGCCTCACGCCGCGTGGGAATCCACGCGATGCGTGATGCGCTATCTGGCGCTGGCTTCAGGATGTATGACGAAAGCATCACAGGGGGCGGCACTGGACGCGACAAGAAGGCCATTGGGCGACGCGTTGTGCATGACGTGAAAGATTTGCAGCATCCAAACCCTGACCACAAGTTCACGCCAGGGATGGTCTACACCATTGTGGACCAGGATGTGTACATTGATTCTTTCGAGGCATACGCGGGAGAGAACATTGTCGTGGTCACGCCAGAGTACAACAAACTGGCTGGCGAAGGTACTAACTCCACGTGGTACTACACCGTGAAGAACGGTGAAGCAGTGGTTGAAGAGCGTGTATCGCTCGTCACCGGCACGACGTACCACACGCAGAAGCCGTGGAACTATTCCGCTAGTGAATACATATATCTCGAGCATCCGGGCAAAGTTGCGTTCACGACGTACAACATCACTACGCAATACCAGCCAGGCTCCCATCACAAGTGGGTTTGGCTGGCACGCAATACGACCACCAAGTTGTCGAAGCGCGTGTGTGACATGATGCACGAAATAGCCAACAATCGCCCCGTCCATGGGTCCCCACTACGCAAGGCAGACAATGTCAAAATCGTCCGTGGAACCTCTAAATTGGAGCAGGACACGTTCCTGTGTGGCAAGTTCGGTGACTCGAAGTGTCCGACGTTCAGCATTAAATATGCGTGCGACACAGGCCCGGAAACGTCTGTGGAATTGTCGGAAAATCAGTACAGGCTTTTCACTCTGATGGGGCGCAACCGGCCGAAAGGCTATGGCGTGTCGGAGGTCAAGCGGACGCTGCAAATGCAGAGCATTTGGCGGCAGGGTGCCATTGAACCGATTCTGGTCGCGTTCTTTTGCATCCCAGTGGAGTACCGTCCACTACCGAACATTATGTACACTCGTCGGGATGGGTCAGACGACGATGACATGGTGGAGGACGGTCAAGCGGCCCCGGGCGCACCCAATGCGTTCGGGGGCGGTCCTGGTGTAGCAGATACGAAGTCGGATGCTGCACACGACGCCTACAAGACGAAGCGGCTCGAAAAGTTCAGAAACACGACGAAGCCTTCGAACGATTTTGCGAAGGTTTTGAATATGTTGCTAGTGCGCTTCACAAACTTGGTGTCGGATGAGACCGGAATTCCTCTGAAATCAATGCACTTGTGTGCTTCCCAGGTCATTCATGACCGTCGTACTGGGGCACTACAAGCCGCACGACTGCAGAGGTGGAATGAACTCTTGGCCGAGCCCGCGCTTCACAAGACACATTTGAAGAACGAGGCAGCGGAGAAGGCCAGCCCAGCACCACGTGGCATTACGCAATTGAATGAGGATTTGGCTATCCAGACTGGACGAGTTGGTTTGTTAATCAAGGATGTTTTGAAAGGATGCCACTTCTTCATGCCCGGACGCACACCATCGGACATCGCCTATGCCATTCGGTATTTGGCTGAGTCAGCGGCTGAGGCATGTGGCGACGACAACTCTCCGGTCAGCGGTATGCACGACACGGATTACAGTAAGATGGACGAAACCATTAGTGAGTTCATTTACAAAGAGATTTTCGTCAAGTTTGTGATGTCATTTGTGCATGAGGATGATGGAGATGAAGTCACAAAGACTCTTATGGAGAATGTAGACTTCGTCACGATGTTGAACGGTCAAATGGTGGCGACCGGATACAAGAACAACAGTGGGTCTGGTGTTACCACTGAGCTGAACACCATCGTCTCGGCATTTATAGAGTTCGTCTCAACGTGCTATGCCGTCACGAAACATTCGTGGCGGGTCAGGAAGGAGCAAGATTTGGATCTACAGCAGGTCAAAGCCAACACTATTCGCGTGGCACTTGCTGATTACAACGAAAGATATTCCGAGGGTCTGGCGCACCTGTACTGGAGCGATTTTATGTTTAAGGACAACGACCCTGTCATATGGAGTATCCCCTATTCAGTTATAGGGCCCAAGTTCGGTGATGATGGAGTGGCGCCATCCTTGCCACACATCACTGACGTGGATTGGAGCGATGCCGCAACATTCATCACGCAAGGCATCGGAATGATCCTCAAAGTCTCCTTCTCGCGACCTGAAAAGGGAACATTTTTCCTTGGTCGCCATTACCCAAGACCTCTGGAGTCGCTCGCGTCCTATGCGGACGTTGGCAAAGCATGTCGCAAGCTTTCTGTGGCACGCAATTGCGACATCGATAAATACATACTTAAACTCAAGGGGTACTGGACAACCGATTCGAAAACGCCGGGTATCCGGCACTATCTTACTGCTGTCGCCCGCATTTACGGCGTCGAACTCGAGGGCTTCAAGAGTCCCGTTGAGCTAGACAACGAAGGGCGCCCATTGCTAAATACAGAGATGACGAACCTGTATGAAGCAGACCGCGACATGTTTTACAGGGTCATAGGTGGACCGTACTGCGTCGAAGACGATGACGTTCCGATGATGGAGGCAGCTATTGCAACCCAAATCAACTTCGAAGATTCTGCTGAGTGTTCGGAATGGTTGGACTCCATGTCGAAGTGCACCACATGGGAAGAATTGGATGAGTTTCAAATCCCATGCACGGACTATGATCCGGACGACGAACCCGAGGGTACAACTCGGGTTGCCGGTCCTGCCGCGAACCTCCAACACGCTGGCAAAGAATGGCAAGATACGAGTCTCGATGTACTCCTTGCCGCAGCAAGCATTGCTCTCGAAGAATTCCCAGCAAACATGGCGCTGGAAGAATTTCTAACAGAGCCGGAGGATTCAATGCCCGACAACGCCACCACGGCGTAAGTCGGGCTATGGCACCCCTCTCAACACGTGTTTCTTTCTACCAGCATTGAAGACGCTGGGGATGGTTCTCGGCACGTGTTATCCGTTAGGCAAAGCTAGCCGAATCGGTAGGGTTGAGTGAGAGATTGACCCCTCGAAAGCTACAGGCTTGTGCACCTACACCGGTGCGCGAAAGAAAATACCATGGCGTCGCTGACAGAGGTACAAAAGCTGCGTGACATCGTGCGCTCGAAGGAACCAATGGATGACCTTTGCAAGCAGAGGCTCATCACACCTGAGGCATGCGATTGGGTAAAGTCTGCCCTGGATCCGTTCCATGACATGCAGCTCGAACATCTTCGCGGATATCCTGACGTGGCGACAGAACCATCCGTCGTCGTGAAGATAAGACAGGCTGCTGCCGTTTCCAAGCCACCTGGTTTAGGAGACGGTGACACCTGGGACTGCCACATAGTACTGTCACCAATAGATTTCTCGCCCTGCGAGGAGTCAGCCGTCAAGGCCGCGCGGGTTTTCGCCTTCGGCGAGCCCCAGCGGCCAACCACAGGCTCCAACCAACCTGTTGCAGGCGTCATCACAGCCTCCGGCAACCGATGCGCGCGAATGGATGGCTTGCTCATCAATAGCGTGAAGTCGGGCGGCACCGATGGCGCCAACATGACGTACACTCCGGGGCATTGCCCCGCCGTGGCAGCGGGCGGCTACGAGCTACAACAAATTAATCTAGATGACTACCTCGATTTCGAGCCCACGGACTTAGGTGTGTATCGCATCATTTACTCTGGGTTCGAGGTGGTCAACACGACTGCACAAATTTACAAGCAAGGTGCTGTCACCGTCTACGAATATGGCAATAGCTATGAGACGGCTGGCTCCATGCCCCTGTTGGCACCAAGCGGCACGTGGGACAGGCCAATAACACAGCCCACTACCTATTTCCGTTGCCCTCCAAACACATTAGCTGAGGCTAAGATCATGCCAGGTTCGCACACTTGGGCAGCACAAGATGGCTGCTACAACACAGCGAAATTTCAGTCGGACAATAAGTTTCAGTCAATGGCACGTCGTCCTTGGGCGATCTGTCAGAACAATCCGACCGGCCCCGTGAATAGCGGCTACTTCGATGGTGACATTGGAGCGTTCATTTCGGACTCTCCTTTGGGAATCCACGACAATAGCACGAGCGGAGCCAGCACACCTGGCCAGTCCCCAGCTGACTACGGAGGACCTATGCACTTTTCCATGATGAACACAACAGGTGCTTACTTCACTGGCCTCTCGTCTCAGACTACTTTGTTTGTGACGTGGCGGGTCGGGATTGAGCGTCTCCCGGCGGCTAACAAGCCGGCGTTCCTTGCGCTGGCACAGCCATCAGCAACCTTTGATCCAAATGCTTTGGTGCTGTACAACATGGTGGCAAACGTGCTACCACCGGGATGCCCACAGGGCTACAATGACATGGGCAAATGGTACAACTGGATCTCCACTGCCGTGCAAAAGTCGGTTCCCACGGTCTATCCGATCGTGAGGACGGCAGCCATGCTGGCGAGCACAATGGGAAGGCCGATCATCGGTGCAGGCTTGAATAGCCTGGCCGCGGCCATGAAACCAGCAGCAGAAAAGCAGGCCGCAACTCGTCTGCAACGCGCTGCACGCAATAAGCAGTCACGTAACAAGCCCGCCGTCCAGAATTGGGCCCGGCCATCACAGAATGGTAGGGCCACTGGCGGCACTAATGGGCTGCGATAAACTGGCTAACAAATTACCGGCCAGCCATCACTTCTCGCTTACTAGCGATACAATATAGACGCCCACTGGTCAGGGCAAATGAAAAGACAGAGAAACATTCACACACATGGGACGTGGTAGTCCACCAATCATCTCAGGTTGGCCGTTGCTACTTGATAGCATTAAAAGAGGTTCAACTCCTCCCTTTGGTCGGGGAAGCATGTGTGTCGTCCGAAAGTTGGACATGCCTGTCAGCGGGCTCTAATACGTTGACACGACCCC